GGCACCTTCGTCCTGAAGTTCGTCGGTGAAGTTCGCCTGACCCTGTGTTCGGCGTTGGATGCGACTATTGAGCGGATCTTCACCGCGTTGAACTTCAACGCAATCGTGATCGACCTGACCGAAACCCGCAGCATCGACAGCACCACCCTTGGCCTGCTGGCCAAACTGTCGATCCTGTCGCGGCAAAAGGTCGGCCTGCTGCCGACCGTGGTCACCACCCACGAAGACATCACCCGGCTATTGCAGTCCATGGGCTTCGAGCAAGTGTTCAACATCGTTGACCGCCCGATCCCGTGCCCTGAATGCCTGACCGACCTGCCAGACCAGGATCAGTCCGAAGAAGTGGTGCGGATCAAAGTGCTCGAAGCACACAAGATCCTCATGGGCCTGAACGACTCCAACCGTGAAGCCTTCCATGACCTGGTGAATGCCCTCGAACGGCACTGATACCCGGACAATGGCGAAACAACTCTCGCCACTCCCACAGTAAATCCCCCTGTGGGAACGGGCTTGCTCGCGAAAGCGCCAGACCGGGCACCACGCAGTCGAATGTGCCGCGCCCATCGCGGGCAAGCCACGCTCTTACAGCATCTGCGTAGCCACATCCTCCAGGAACACCACACCCCCCCTGTAGGAGCGAGGCTTGCCCGCGAAGACGCCATACCAACCACCACATCCCCCAGCGCGAAGCCGTCCAATACCCAAATCCGACGCATAAAAAAGGGCGAACCCCCAAAGGTTCGCCCTCTTCACACCACTTCGACCTAAATCACAGCTTGGCCTGCAACAGCGCCTCAAGCTTCTCCTGATCCCGAGCAAACTGACGAATACCCTCAGCCAGCTTCTCGGTCGCCATCGCATCTTCGTTGGACAACCAACGGAACTGCGCTTCATTCAAGCTCAAACGTGCTTCACCGGCATTGCCCGGCGCCAACTTGCGCTCCAGCTTGCCAGTATCCGCTGCCAGCTTCTCCAACAGATCCGGGCTGATGGTCAGACGGTCGCAACCGGCCAACTGCTCGATCTGATTCAGGTTGCGGAAGCTCGCGCCCATCACCACGGTCTTGTAATCATTGGACTTGTAGTAGTTATAAATTCGCGTCACCGACTGCACGCCCGGATCATCCGCGCCGGTGTAGTCGTTGCCGTTGGCCTTCTTGTACCAATCGTAGATGCGGCCCACGAACGGCGAAATCAGGAACACCCCGGCATCGGCACATGCCGCAGCCTGAGCGAAGGAGAACAGCAGGGTCAGGTTGGTCTGGATGCCTTCCTTTTCCAGCTGCTCGGCAGCGCGGATGCCTTCCCAGGTGGAAGCGATCTTGATCAGCACCCGGTCACGGCCAATGCCGGCCTTGTCATACAGCTCGATCAGACGGTGCGCGCGCTTCAATACGGCGTCAGTGTCGAACGACAGGCGCGCATCCACCTCAGTGGAAATACGGCCTGGCACCACTTTCAGGATTTCTTGCCCTACCGCCACGCCAAAACGGTCGCTGGCCAGGCCGACATCGCCCTTGCAGTCGTGAACGCAAGCATTCAGCAACTCGGCATAACCGGGAATGGCCGCGGCTTTGAGCAGCAGGGAAGGGTTGGTCGTGGCGTCCACGGGTTTGACGCGAGCGATAGCTTCGAAGTCGCCGGTATCGGCAACCACGGTGGTCATTTGCTTGAGTTGATCCAGCTTGGAAGTCATGGGCGTGCTCTGTCCTATGGGTCTGTTGACATTACCCGAGCGCTGACAGCCACTCAAGGGCGCGTGTATGTATCGAAGGCCCCAGCGGCAACAACCGGAAAACGGCTGTTTGAAAGGCGGGGCGCGGTATCGATAGTTACGATGCCAAATCAGGGCACAGGTTCAACCGGGGTGACCGTTAACGCCCTTCCAGCAACTGCGCCGCCTGATCCAGCAACACCAAAGGCTCTTTCGCCTTATGAATATCCACCGACAACAACTGCCGAAACTTGCGCGCCCCGGGAAACCCGGTGCCCAGTCCCAGCACATGCCGGGTGATGTGATGCATCGAGCCGCCCGCATCGATATGCGCCGCGATATAGGGCCGCAACTGCGCCAGCGCCTCGGCCCGACTGATCACCGGCGCCGTGCTGCCAAACAGCTGCTGATCGACCTCGGCCATCACATAAGGGTTGTGATAGGCCTCACGGCCCAGCATTACCCCGTCGAACGTCTGCAAGTGCTCGCGACAAGCCTCAAGGGTCTTGATTCCGCCGTTGAGAATGATCTCGAGCTCCGGAAAATCTTCCTTCAGACGCGCCGCCACGTCATAGCGCAGGGGCGGAATGTCGCGGTTCTCCTTCGGCGACAACCCTTCCAGAATCGCAATCCGCGCATGCACCGTAAAACTCGTGCACCCGGCATCCCGCACCGTGCCGACGAAATCACACAACTGCTCGTAGCTGTCCCGGCCATTGATCCCGATCCGATGCTTCACCGTCACCGGAATCGACACCGCATCGCGCATCGCCTTCACACAATCGGCCACCAACTGCGGATGTCCCATCAGGCACGCGCCGATCATATTGTTCTGCACCCGGTCACTCGGGCAGCCGACATTCAGATTCACCTCGTCATAGCCGTGGTCCTGAGCCATGCGTGCGCACATGGCCAGGTCCAAAGGCACGCTGCCGCCGAGTTGCAGGGCGAGCGGGTGCTCGGCTTCGTTGTGCCGCAGGAAGCGCTCGTGATCGCCGTTGAGCAGCGCGCCGCTGGTGACCATTTCGGTGTAGAGGAGGGCGTGTTTGGACAGCAGGCGCAGGAAGAAGCGGCAGTGGCGGTCGGTCCAGTCCATCATGGGCGCAACGGAAAACCTCCGGGACAGCGCAGAGCTTGTGTAGTGGGCGTTTGTGGCTGTTTTAGTTAGCATTTTTCTCTGCGTGTTCTGTGTGGTTCTAGGGCGTTTTCAGGCGTTTTTGACAGGTCGGTGGTAAAATGTACCACTCACTTTTTCATTTGTACCACTGCGACTTATGGCAACTATTAGAGCAAGAAAAAAGGCCGACGGATCGGTCAGTTACACGGTCCAGATCCGCCTTAAAAACAAAGGTGCACTAGTTTATCAAGAGTGCCAAACCTTCGCCCGGAAACAGGCTGCCCAGGCATGGGCTCGAAAACGTGAAGCTGAGCTGGACGAGCCAGGGGCGATCGAGCGAGCAAATCGCAAGGGCACAACTATCAAAGAGATGATTGACCGTTATTTGACTGAAATGGAGAAGGTACGACCGTTAGGTAAGACAAAGCTCGCAACGCTCAAAGCGATCGGTGAATCCTATTTAGGCAAATTGAACGACCAGGAAATCAACAGTCAGCAGTTAGTGGAATACGCGCTGTGGCGAATGGGCAAAGAGGGCGGGAATGTGCAGCCTCAAACGGCTGGTAATGATCTTGCGCACCTGGGCGCGGTCCTTTCGATCGCTCGACCTGCCTGGGGCTATGAGGTCGATCCACACGCAATGACGGATGCCCGACGGGTGTTGAAAAAGCTGGGATACAACATGAAAAGCCGCGAGCGCGACCGACGCCCGACATTGGGTGAGCTCGACAAGCTGCTTAAGCACTTTCAAGGTATTCAGGCCCGCCGACCAACATCGATCAACATGCTCAAGATGACTGGGTTTGCATTGTTTTCAACTCGACGCCAGGAAGAGATTACCCGGATCCAATGGTCTGATCTGGACGAGCCCGGTTGTCGAGTGTTGGTACGAGACATGAAAAACCCAGGCCAGAAAATCGGCAATGATGTCTGGTGCCATCTACCACCAGAAGCATTGGCCATTCTCCAAACTATGCCCAAGGTGTTACCCGAGATTTTCCCGTACAGCGCAGAGTCTGTATCCACTTCGTGGACTAGGGCTTGTCGGCTTTTGGGGATCGAGGATCTGCACTTTCATGATCTGCGTCACGATGGCGTGAGCCGGCTTTTCGAAATGGACTGGGACATTCCTAGGGTGGCCAGCGTCTCGGGGCACCGGGATTGGAACTCAATGCGGCGTTACACTCATCTGCGCGGTCGAGGTGATGTGTATGTGAAGTGGAAGTGGTTCGAGACAATCGTACAGGCGCCCGTGAAGCTGGGCGCCAAGACGTTGAAGTAAATCAGCTACTGCGCGGTGCACTGTTTAACTGATTGCTCTCTTTAACAGCCGCAGCGCGCTGCGCATCCAGATATTCAGACAGATCCGAAATGTGAACACCCTTCGCGCTCTTTTGGCTTGGTTCCATGCGCGTGATGGGGATTTTTATTTGTCCGGCCCCTACCTTACGTTGGAACATGTCCGTGGTGAGATGGGTGAAGTAGTCCTTGCAGACTCTTTCCAAAGGAATAACGACTTGGCCGTTGTACTGGGCCATTAGAACGAACAGCGTTTTCATAGTGTTGCTCCTTCGATGGAGATTGGTTTAGCCAGCAACCGGGCCACAACTGCAGCCTCGGTTGCGCTGATGTCGCCGAGCTGTTGAGCCATGGTTGCGAGGCATTCGAGGCGGATCCGCGCATTGGGGGTTTTGCTCACCTGGTAATCGAATAACGCTGTTCCAACGATTCGGATTGCCATCAAATGGCGAGCCGTTGGGGCGACGCCGATAGTCAGTGTGTTAGCCTTCGATTCGCTGCTGCTTTGGTGCTGTGCTTGCATGGTGTTGCTCCTCAGTGGTGGTTGGTGTCGGGGAGGGCCAACTCCTCGACACCGCTCTTCAAATCCGGTTAGTTCTGGCGTGCCAGGTGGATAACCAGGTCGTCAAAATTCGGGTCATCCTCAGCGCTTGACCGCCACTCCAAAATCTTCAGAACCTGCAAGCGGCTGCAGTCGTCCACCAGGATCTCTCGCTGGCCACCTGCAGCCCAAACTTCCAAAATCTGCAGTAGCCCGTCTTCGCCATAAGCCCCGGCTTGAATGATCGGGGTGTTTTGTCCAGCCGAGATCAGCCGGTCTTGGATCTCCTGCAGCTTGTTGGTCTTGCCGTCGCCGGCGTTGCCCATGAATACTTGAACTTGCATCTGCGCTTTCTCCCTTGGTGGTCTTAGGCAGCCTGGAAAATCCAGCACCGCACGGTTTTCGGTTTGTCGGCGGCATCGGTATCCCATGCCGAGCAGACGTTCCTGTTGGTCTCAACGAACTTGGGGCACTTGCTTGTTTTCAGATGGCGCTTGAGCTCAGTCAGGTCCGGGACCTTTTGGCGTTTCTCGGCGGCTTCCTTGGCGAAGTCGTTGAGGTTCACCGCGATCAGGCCGTCATTGCGGGAGTGGTTGAGCCCACCTGCAGTGCTGTTCAAGTACTCGTACAGCTCCCAGAACTCGACGACGATCGGGTGATCAGCGTTGATCGCCAGCTGGCGTTCCTTGGCCATGCTCTGGATCTCGGCGTGGGCCGCGTCCACTTGGTGTTTTTTCAGCGGGACAACATGAACCAGGGCGTCGACTAGGGCGTGCAGCTGGGCGTGATTCTTCGCGATCCGGACGGTGCGGATCTCGGGCAGGGCCAGCAGCTGCTGTTCGTATTTGGGCCCCTTTTCGCGGACGGTCTCCATCACCTTGCTTTCCATCATGGTGGACTTGACCAGGAAGCCGCTGACGCGGTCGACCGGCATACGCTCGAGCTTTTCCACCAGCAATTTGGTTTGTGGCGTCTGCCCGTCCTTCGTCATGGCGATGTGCACCAGGCGTTGCAGAATGGGTTCGGAAGCGTTCACCGCGTGGTTCTGGCCGATGACCACAGCGCCACGGAAAGGAGGCTCGCGGGTGTCGTTGCCATTATTTTTCACACCGGTGGAGCGGACGCTGCGGCCGTTGTAGGCGGTTTTCAGTTCGTCCCAGTCGTACTGTTTGGTTTGGCTACCATCGGTTTTTTCCCGCTCCGATTCGATCAGCACCACCGGCAGGTTGCCGACCTGGGCGAAGTTCCGTGCTCGAGCAACTGGGGTGCCCTTGGTTGGGTCGAAGCCTTCGTAGTCGATGCGACCGCAAAGCTTCCACAGGAACTCGATCAGCGTGGACTTGCCGGCGCCTGGCTCACCGATGATTTCCATGAAGGGGTAGCTTTTCTGGTGCTGCCGGATCTGCTCGGCGAACAGCGAGCCGAACCAGAAGGCGAGCGCGACTAGACCCTTGGCACCGAAGCATTGCCAGATGATGTCCAGCCACTCGGTGTCGAACTTCTCCAGGTCCGTGTTCAGGTTGAGGATCACCGACTGGCTGAGGGTTTTGATGCTCAGCCGGTCCATGTCGAAGAAGTCTTCTTCGTTCAGCTTGAACACTTTTCCATCGCGCACCGCCACGTCGCCGTAGACGTACGCGCTGTGCTCACGGGTGTAGCCGGTGAAGTCGATGGTCTGAACGGTTTTCAGTGCGTCGGTTTGCTCCTCAATAAAGGCGTCCAGCTGCTGGGTGGTACCAGTGAACATCCCGCCCGGGGCAATGCCGAGAAGGCGCTTCTTGAACTCTGCAGACGAGGCGATCTGCGAACTGGTGAAGGTGTTCTTGATCGGTGCAGCATCGTGGGCGAACGTAATCCGGAAGTAGTACCAGGACTCGTCGGTAAGCTTGTTTTCCTGGTAGTACAGGGCTTTCGGATTACAGGTAGCAATGCGCTGCAGCGCTCCGCACTGCTGCATGGCCTTGGACCGCATCTGTTTGTTGTTCAGCTGCTGATCATCGTGGTGATCGCTGTCCTCGAGTTCCTGGATTGCCTTGTTGTACTTCTCAAGATCGAGCTTGAACCAGTACAGGCGATTGCCGAACTCCAAGTGGAATTCGCTGCGGCGTTTCCAATCGAACATCACCAGGGCTTTCTCGGTGGCGTTCTCAGCGATCAACAGGGCGCCGTGATGCCGCGCAGTGGTGATGTCTTTATCGACCTGAGCATCACGCTTCTCGCCTTCGTCCAGGAACTGCCAACGTTGGTGCAGATCGTTCCAGTCGACCTTCCTGTTATCCCGCTGGGGGATTTGAGCTGCTTCGCAGGTGAACCCCAGCTCACGGGCCATACGAACCCACCGTTTGGTGTAGGCGTGTGCACCAGGTTCGTTATCCAGCGCCCAAACCAGCTTTGGCAGGTTGCCAGGGCGAGCCGCTACCAAGGTTTGCAACGAGTCTGCTGGAAAGGCGTTTGAGGACATTGCCGATACGGCGGCAATGTTGTGGTGTACCAAGGCAAGTGCGTCGAAAATGCCCTCGACAATCCAGATCTCTTTCGCCTCGAGCACGTCGACGCACGGCGGGCACCACCACACGCCTTTGTAGGACTCACCCGGCTTGAAGCGGGCTTTCATCTTGCCGAAGCGCGAAGGCCTGTCGATCAGGCGTTCCCAATAGCCGCCTTTCTCCAGGGCGAAGCGTACGGTCGCGCTACCAGCGTCGTGCTGGGCCGAGTAGTACGTTTCCTGAGTAAACCAACCGCTGATCAATGAAATATCAAAACCGCGGGCAAACTCTAGGTATGCACGCGCCGTCGCGGTGGGGGCGTTCTCAGTAGCTGGAACGCGCTTGCTCCAGTCTTCAAAGAGGTCGTCGTAGATCTCTTTTACATGCACAGTGTGACCGCACTTTTCCTGCCGACCACAAATCAGCTGCCACGGACTGTCGAACCGGGTGTACAGCTCTTTTTTGTTGCACTTAGGACAAGTTCCCCCACGCATGTAGTTGGTGGGCGCACGGTGTTTGAGGCCGAATTCGGACTCGATGCGCTGCAGAACGTCGTGACGCAGATCGTCTCTCATGATTACTTCACTGCCTTGAGGCTAAGGCCGAGGCTTTGGGTTAGGGCGCCGATCAGGTGCTTTTGAGCAGCCATCACCGGGCTATTGGCGAGAATTGACCCGTGACGCAAGCCATCGGGAATCATGCGGTACTGATCTGCGTACCAGAGGTCATTGAGGCTGAGACGGTATTGCTCGCGCAGGTTGGCCAAGAGCGCTTGGGCCTGACCTGGTGTCAGTTTTGCGTTGATGTTCATGGCGTTTTCCATCGTCAAACCTCTATTCCGGGCGCAGCTCACCCAAACCCACAGCGGCGGGACGGGCAATTCAGTGGGTGGTATTACGGTGCGGCTATGCGGAAACGACCGTTATCCGGTGCGTTGAGAATGCGTTCGTAGATCAGGCTGACAGGAACAGCCCAAGCGTTACCGGTGGCGGGATCGATGATGACTGTGTGCGTCGAGGTGCTTTTGATCACGTCCAAGCGTTGCCGATCGCGTATCTCCGACATATCGCTGCACGCGAGATGAACAAGCTTTTCGGCGGTTGTCGTCAAGACGTCGTAGTCTGTCACCAGGTGCTGCACTGCACGGTCAAACAGCTGTTGATCGTCGCCCAGGTGTTCGCACTGGTGGCGCTCCAGAAATGCGAGCGCAGCGGCTTTGAGCAAGTCCTGGTATTCAAGTACCGCAGGCAGATTGTTCATTGAGCACCCCCTGATTTATTGCGGTACAGGTCGATGGCTGCCAGCACTTCGGCGTGACGTGCTGCCATGTGCAGGTTGTGGGCATTGAGGATGTGTTCGGCTTCGGTCTCGGAAATGCAGCCGTCCGCCAACGCTTTTGCGATTTCTTGATCAACACATCCCCGCTTGGCCGCAACATTCACGGATAGGGTGTACATCTCGACGTTGTCCAGGTTCTCCGGATCTGCCACCGGAACGAACAAACCGCCGTACATTGCTGCAACGTAGTTGGGCAAATGCTGAGTGCCGGCTTCCTGCTCCAACTGGTAGAGCTGGGCGTCTGAAAGCGGGCGGCTGTTGTTGTTTTCGTAGGCGTGATTGTCGAATTTTTTCAGCGCCAAACCAATGCGCGCTGCAGCGCATTCCCGTCCGCCTGGGTAGCTGCAAATGATGGCGCTGACTACTTCCCTGCGCGTCTTTAGAACTGAAATTTTCATGTTCTGCTTTTCCCTGTGGCTCAGTGCCATTACTGTTCGATTACGCCGTCTTTGATACCCAGCAACACTGCGGCGCGATGTGCCTCCCCACGGCGACCTTTGATCCGACCGTTCAACAGGTCGCTGACTAAATTTTTGTTCAGCCCGTGCTTTCGGCTGAATTCCGCAATGCTTATTCCTCTTCGATCCAGATCCGCACGGGCTTGCTCGGGTGTAATGGTGGCGGGCATAGTGTTCACTCTGTTCGATTGTGTTAGTTAGCGTTTGTCTGTGGTGATTCTTGGTCAAAAAATTGATCAAGTCAATGGTGGTGAATAAAAAAATGCTCATAGCGGATCAAGTCGGTGAACGCCTGAGGGAAGAGCGCGAGCGCTTAGGGTTAAATCAAACAGAATTTGGAGCACTTCTTGGGGTAAGTCGGGGGACCCAAAAGAACTATGAGCTGGGAGCTAATTCGCTCGACCTTCGCTATGTGTCGGCACTTGAAGAACATGGTGTCGACGCAGCATTTGTGCTGACTGGCCGGCGTTCCACGCCGCTTGGACAGATGTTTACCCCAGACGAAGAGGAGTTGATTACTCAATTCAGGAGCATCACGCCATTCGATAAGGAAGCAATCCGTCGTTTCCTCCAGGCCATGGCTGACGATGCCGCACGCCATCGGAATTAACCTGTAACAAACCGTGTGCGTCATTCGTCGCCCTCCCTAACTAAAGCCTATGCCCGCCCCGATAACGTCGATTCAGCAATGCACTTTATGGAGTTGTAAGCATGTTGGATCGCACGAAAACTGAACCCATCAGCGTTGAAAGCAATGAGTTCGAATGGCGGGATCTGTCGAAAATCGAACGTCGCCTAATCCGTCTGTACCGCCTGTTGAATGAGCAGGAGCAACTTCAACTTCGACGTATGTCTCAAGTACTCGCGACCAATCCCAAAGACCCCGCGAGCAGCTGATTCCACTGCTGATGGGCCAGTTCATGTAACCGATCGCCGGCATAGTTGAGTCGGCGATTTGCACTTCACGCCACCGCTTGCGATCCCAGCTGCTCGAACAGCTCGCGCTGTTTTGCCTTGGGCATGTCCCTAAAGCGGTCAAGCAACATCCTTTCGAATGACTGCGCTGATGGGCTCAGCGTGTGCGAAAACGTCAGGTTCGCGACCCATGTGTGCCCGCACTTTGCGTCGAGACACTGGCAGTAGAGCTTCGCAAAGTCTTCAGATAACTGTTCCCGCGAAGCGATACGGCCCTTGTTTCCACACTTACAGATAACTCGCATATGTCCCTCCCCAGGGTTAGCCAATTGCCACTATATTGCCACAGTTTATAGTGGCAATCTCTTAGCTACGCACTGGATGCAGCGGAATCCACTGCCTGAATCGGATCCCTCCAGGCAATTCGCCTGTCAGTCCGTAGGCTATCGTTCACCTGGTCGAAAAGTTGACAGATCGGGCGAATTTCATTGCTGGTGTATACCCGATCGATCTTTTCGATATCGCCAAAGCCGGCGCTGTTTTCCGGGATGATGCCCGCCAGTGCGGGGTTCATTCGCCAAGCCGCGATCACGTCGTTGCGTGTGATGTTCTTGACCTTCTCCAGCTCGTCCTTGGCTTGGAAATCCCCCACCGGGATGATCTGAATAGCCTTCTCTGCACCGCCGGGGATGTTCACGAACATCGATCGGAAGTTGCCCACGCCTTTGCTCGCGCTGATTTGATCGCGCAGGGACTCTTCATCCTCCTCCGTCAAGTTTGGGTCGTTGGTGTAGAAGATGTAGCCGGCGTGTGCGCCGTTGCTGTAGTAGCGACGGCGGAAGAGGGTGGCGGCCTCGTTGAGCAACAGCGCCTGCATGCCGCCCAGGTAATCGGGCACTCCATAAATGTTCTGTTCGACGTCGTAGTTCATAACGTGCTCGACTTCATCCTCTTCGAATTCCACCGTTTTGCCGTCCGGCAGCAGCATCACAAACCCACCACCAACCTTGACCCGCATATTGATCGTGGGTAGGTGATCCATCGTCAGCACCTGGCCGAACGCGTTTCGATTGCGTCGGAAATAGGCTTCGCCGAACACCATAAAATCCAAGCCTGCACGGCTCATCGTCTGTACCGAACAACCCGGTGAAGCAATGAACTCACGCAGCAGCAAGTTGCGTTTGAATCCGGGAATGGCGCCGTGGTGAGCGTTGGCGCGCAGGAGCTTGGCCAGGCCCTGGCGGGATACCGGAGGCGTGTACGTGCGCCCGTCGTGAGTGGCAAACACGCCCAGGTAATGCCCGATGTTTTCGGTCAGCACCTGTTCCGGTGCGCCGAATGAAAATGCCCGCATGGGCCCGAGGGCCGGTTTGTCTTGCTGGTTTTTTGCTGGTTTGCCCATGGGTGCTTGGTCCGCTGAGTGTGTAGCGGCTGCGCCGCTGCTTGTTGATGTTGAGAGGTTCATGGGCCAGGGCGTGCATGATCGCCCAGGCGATATCGGCATGACCGGATGCATCGGTGCGGGACGCGCTGTACGTGACCTGACCGCCGTTAGTGGTGCCGCGCTTGATGGTCAGGAAGGCCTGAGCGATGTCGTTCCAGCCGGCATCCCACTCGATGCGACTACCCTGAATCGTGTCCTGCGCCTTGAGCACCAAAGTGTTCTTGGTCTCGAGGCTGTAGTGGATTGATGTCGCACGCGGATAGAAATCGCGCACCAGGTCGAACACGCCGTAACCGATGCCGGTGGTGTCGATGCCGATGTGCTGCACGTTGAAGCGCTCAGTGAGCTTCTTGACCTGATCGGCCTGGTACTTGAACGACTGCCCACGCCAGCTGTGTTTCTCCAGGATCCGGAACTTGCCGCCATCCTCCAGCGGCGGGGCCACGACCACGCAGCTGGCGTCGTCGCGTGTGCGGCTGGGGTCGTAACCAATCCAAACAGGACTGTTGCCGAAGGGGCGCGGGTCGTCGGGATCGTAGTCGGTCCACAACGACAGGTCGGAGTAGCAGCGCTCGAGGTCGACCAGGGAAAAGGCACTCTGCGTGCTGTCGATGAACTTGCACATGAACAGCTGCTGAAACTTGTCCTCGTCGTACTCCAGCTGCAGCTGCTCGAGGTCGAATAGATCACAGCCGCCAGTGATGGCGTCGAGGATCGTGATGACTTTGCGCCATTGCCCATCAGGACAGAGCGAGCCCGCCGCAGCTTGGGCCTCACTGGGCCACGGATCCTTGGCGTTTTTGCGCTTGCTGTTGCGAAACTTCTCGCCGGTCCAGAACGGGTACGCCTGGTGCGATACGGCGCTGGGGGTCGAGAAGTAGGTTTTGCGCCACTTCTTGTGGGTGGCCATCGCGCTGGCCACGGTGTTCAGTTTCTCGAAGTCGCGGATCCAGAAGTATTCATCCACGTAGACGTGGCCGTGGTGACCCTGCGCGGTGCTGCTGTTGGTGCTGAGAAAGCGCAGCTCGGCCCAGGGTTTGCCGTCTTTGCTCAATACGATCGGGTTGCCGGTCAGTTCCAGGCCGAACCATTCTTGAGCGAACGACACGATGTAACTGCGGAAAATCTCGGACTGGGCGCGGCTGGCGGACAGGAAGATCTGGTTGTCACCGGTCAGTACGGCGTCCATGAACGCTTCGCCGGCGAAGTAATACGTCAGGCCGACCTGGCGGCTCTTGAGGATGTTGCGGATCCGGCTCGTCAGCGGGTTCTGTTTGGCGGCAAACAACTCTTTCTGATAGCCGTACATTTTGCTGATGAACTTGTCGAGAAAATCCACCTCGGTCAGTTCGCCGACCTCATTCTTAGCCTTTTTCTCGCGCTTCTTTCCGCCCTTGTCGTTGCGATCGCCTCGCTCCCGGCGCTCGTTGCGCTGTCCATCCTTGCGATGGCCATCGTCCGCCGGTGGATCGCCGATCGGCGCCGGTACCGGTTTTGCGGATTGCTTGATAAGCCGCTCACGAACGGCGGTCAGCCGATCGAGCTCATCCAAGTCGCCCTTGGTCAAAGACGTGGTTTTGTCCAGGAGGAGGGTGATCCGCCGGCCGACAGCCGTCAGCGGTTCTTCATCCGACAGCATGTCTTCCCATCCGCCCTGGCGAATCCAGTAATAGACGATCCGGATGTTGGGCAAGTTGAGTTGCGCCTGAATTTCCTTCGCCTTACAGCGGCGTAGAAACAGACGTTTAGCGGCTTCTTTTACTTCGGTTGAGTAGAGCATGGGCCGCAGTCTATGCGGCGAAATCGCGGTAAACGCGGTGTTAAATTCCGCGTTTCTCCTATAAGTCGAATATAGGTGGAGCGCGCAGTTCAATCGTTTGTTTGGGGGCCTACAGCTGCCTATCGTGGCGGCTCAAATCACCGATTGAGCGCAGTTATCGCCCATGCCCCGTTCCCTTGTTTCGTACTGGAAACGTGTCGCCACCAGCGGCACCACTGCTGATGGTCGCGAGATCCTTCCCCAGGAACTGCGTGATATCGCTGAGACCTACAGCCTCGCCAAATACACGGCCGTGATCTGGTCTGAGCACGAGCGTTGGCCTGGATCCTACGGCACCGTTTTTGCGGTGCGCCTGGTTGAAGAGGCGGACGACCTGGCGCCTGGTCAAGTCGCATTGGAAGCCCAACTCAAACCCAACGACAAGCTGCTCTGCCTCAATGATCAGGGCGAGAAGTTGTTCACCAGCATTGAAATCACCCCGAACTTCGCAAACAGCGGCAAAGCCTATTTGTCCGGCCTTGCGGTGACCGATTCGCCGGCGAGCCTGGGCACTCAAGAGCTCTACTTTTCCCGTAAAACCGGCGAGCCCGTGCATTACGCCGCGTCTGTCCCTCTCGGCGAGCTGGGGGAGGAGGAGCCCAAGGGCGAGATTGGCATGTTGACCAACATGCTAACCCGCCTGTTCAAGCGCTTCGCTGTTGAAGACACCCCGACCGAAACGACCCCGCCCTCAACCACCGAGAAACCTCCAATGGATGAAGCTACAGCCAAGGCTCTGAAGGCCTTGACCGAACAACTTTCGCTTGTCGTCGCCGGCCTTGCCGCCGTGGTCCAGCCCGCTGCTGGTGAGGTCACCGCCCCGGTTACCACCGAAGTCGATGACGTGGAAACGGCCGTCGACACCATCGTCGCTCAGGCCGAAGCGGATCGTGAGTTCGCCAAGAATGGCGACGCCAACAAGCGTCTCGATCGCATTGAAGCGCTGCTGGAGAAAGCCTTCAACACCACGACCGGTTTGCCACTGCCGAAAACCACCGGTTCCACCGACATCAAAAAGCGGGTGCTGTGACATGAGCCAGCAATCTTTAAGCAACCGTGCCGCTCTGCAATATTCTGCGCTGTGCGTGGCCATCGCCGAGACCTACAACGTCGACGTGACGCGCCAGTTCAACGTCGAGCCGAGCATTGCCCAGGAGCTGAACGACAAAATCACTGAGCGCGCCGACTTCCTCGAGCGCATCAACGTCGTGCCGGTGACGGAGATCAAGGGCGAAAAGGTCATGTTGGGCGTGACTGGTCCGGTGACCAGCCGCACCAACACCAAGACCACCGACCGTGAAGCCAAAGACGTTTCCGACCTGAACGGTCTGGGTTACGAGCTGTTCCACACGGAATCAGACGTGGGTCTGCCGTTTGCCAAGATCGACAGCTGGGCCAAGTTCCCAGACTTCGCCGATCGCTATTCGGCGGCAGTGCAGAAACAAATCGCTCTCGACCGCATCATGATCGGCTGGCATGGCGTTGCAGCTGCGCCTCAGACCAATCTGGCGACCAGCCCGATGCTGCAGGACGTGAACAAGGGTTGGCTGCAGATCGCCCGCGAGCAGATCCCGGAGCAGGTGCTCGAGGAGGGCGCAACCGCTGGGAAAATCACCCTCGGCACCGGTGGCGACTACGAAAACCTCGACGCCCTGGTGCACGACGTCAAGCAGATGATCAGCTCGGTTTTCCGTGACGGCGGCGACTTGATCGCCATCGTGGGCAGCGATCTGCTGGCCGCTGACAAGGCCAAGCTGTATTCCAACCAGGCCGGCAAACCCACCGAGAAAGAACGCATTGAAAGCGCCCAGGTCATCGCGACCTACGGCGGTCTGCCGACCTTCACCGTGCCGCACTTCCCGGTCAACGCGGTGGTTGTCACCAGCTGGGACAACCTGTCGATTTACTTCCAGGACAGCAGCTGGCGCCGCCACCTGATCGAGAACCCGAAGCGCTCCCGCGTCGAGGATTACAACGGCCGTAACGAAGGCTACGTGATCGAGCAGCTGGAGAAATTCGCCGCGGCTGAAAACGTGGAGCTCGTCTGATGAGCCTGGCACTCGCACATAAGCGCCGCGTTCAAGCCGAAGGCCCTGCAGCTGTTGCACGCGCCGGTGCCGGGGCCGTGGTGTATTCCTCTGCCACCGCACTTTCCAGCCCTGCCAACGGAAAAAAGCACCTGAAGCTGATGGAAGACGCCCTGGCTGTGGATCTGGAGCGTATTGGCGCGATCAACAGCCGCGAACTGCGTCAGCAGCTCAAGCGTGACGAGCTGCTGCCCAAATACCTGGACTACGTGCAGCGCTACCGCGATTCCGGATTGAGTTTCCCGAACTCGGTGGTGATGCAGGTTCTGGTCTGGCTGTTTGACACCGTGCAGTTCGAAGCGGGTTTGGATCTGGCGGACTTCGCCTTGGAACAAGGTCAGGCCATGCCTGAGCGCTTCAAGCGTGACGTACCGACCTTTGTCGCTGATGCAGTGATCGAGTGGGCCGAAGCTGAGCAGAAGGCCGGTCGCAGCCCTGAACCTTACCTGTCCGATCTGTTGCCCCGCGTAGATGGCGAATGGCAGCTCACTGAGCAGATCCCGGCCAAGTACCACAAGTTGATTGGCATCCGGGCGATGGCTGCCAAGGAATGGGCGAAGGCCATCACTCACTTCGAACGCGCCACCGAGTTGCACGCCGCTGTCGGTGTGGGCACGCGCCTGGAAGGTGCTCGCAAAGCACTGGCAAAAGAACTGGCTGAGCAAGCCGCCGAATAACCGACTACCCCCCCCGGCGAGAAACTGTGGATGTGAGCCAACCATTTATGGCCTGACCCACTGAAACAGTTTTCCCGCCCCTATTCGAGTGCCCAGCAATGAGCTTTTCCGGGAAACCGACCACCTTTGTGGAACAAGTGATCGAGAACGACGGCTTTTGGCCGAACCTCTCCTTGGCTGAGTTTCAGAAGGGTTACCGACTGCCGGCGGAGTACCTGGTAGACATGCTGGCCACTGATCTGGCCACGGCAATGATCGAGGTCAACGGTGATCTCTCTAAGCGCAAGGCCGCATGGCAAAACGCGGGCGTCATCAGCGTGGAATCTGCTGACCCTATGGTGCTGCCGGAGCGCACATTTCACGCAGCGACGTACAAGCGCGCCGTGTACTGCCGCGCCAAGGCCAGCTTGCTGACTCAGTTCGCCACTGTCACCCGCCGTGAAAGTGCGGAGAACGCCGGAAAGGAACTGCCAGAACGTGGCGAAACCTTCTTGGAATTTAGCCAGCAGGCCGTCCGCTCGCTGCAGGGCCGTGGTCGCATTACGGCGGCGCTCCTGTGATCAAGCTTCGCGCCCTAACCACCTATCTGATCGAGCGTCAGCTTGTGCTGCCCGAACAGCTCGACAGTTGGACCGAACAGGTGAACCTGGAGCTGATCTGGAAGCCGGACGTGGCCGGCCTGCACATGGGTGATATGCGCTATCGCGCCGTCATCATCATGGAGCGCTTTGCCGATCACCCGGGCCGGCTGATGGCATTGCTGGGCAGTTGGCTGGCCAGTAATGACCCCGATCGCGATGAAGACCTGGCCGCGCCGGCGTTCGCCATCGAGATGCTCGACCAGGACCTGGCTGACGTCGAAATCACGCTGGAATTCGTCGAGCCGCAATACCTCGCCGAAGATCCGGCGGGCGAGATCGAGGCGTTCGGCACCACTTGGTCATTCATTCCGTTTGATCTCTGGGTTGCGGAGCATGGCGAGGTGGCCACGCATGGCGCGTAGAACCTTTGACCTGGACGTGCGCGGCCAGCTGGGCGTGCGTGAGCAACTGGCATTGCTCAGCCTGCCGCCGCGATTGCGCCGGCGACTGCTGAACAACGTCAGCAAGCGCGTACGCACCATGAGCCGCAAGAACATCCGCAACCAGCAGAACCTGGACGGCTCACCCTTCGCAGCTCGCAAGAATCCGGAGAAGGGCAAAAAGAAGATGGAAGCCGGCCTGGGCAAGCTGCTGCAGGTCACCAGCGTGACGCCGGACCAGGCCGTCTTGGGCTGGCGCAATGCGCTGACCAGTTGGGTCGCTGCCCAGCAGCATAACGGCACCTTCGAACGCCGCACCGCTGCCCAGATGAAGCGCTGGAACCGGGTACCTGAAGGCCTGGCCGCTACCGAAAAGCAGGCCAAGCGCCTGCGCCGGTTGGGCTTCAAGGTGCGCCAAGCGGGCAAAAAGAGCCTTAGCCGGCCCCCGGTGGCCTGGATTCTGGAGCATGTGAACTACGCCCAGGCCGGGCTGCTGATCCGCATCCTCAGCGAAGAACAATCCGAATCAACCGGCAAGCAAAGCTGGGAAATCACCCTGCCTAAACGGCAGTTCCTCGGCGCAAGCACCGAGCGCGACACCGGTCTGCTGCTCAACCAGGTGCTGCAACAAATCCTCAACTCACCCCGCTAAGCGAGGCACTGCATGGCACTCGGCAAAGTCAGCGTCAACAATCTCAACCTCGGCCAGGGTGCCGTGATCGAGATCGAGCGCTATTTTCTTTTCATCGGGCCAGGCGCTAAAAACGTCGGCCAGCTTATTCCGCTCAACACCCAGAGCGACCTGGCCGTCCAGCTGGGCATTCCCGACAGCAGCCTGAAAACCCAGATCACAACTGCCCGTGCCAATGGTGGCGACCGTTGGGCCTGCCTGGCAGCGCCGATTGCGGCCGATGGCAACTGGCAAGACGCATTGGCCCACGCGCAGCAGCAAGGCTACTCGGTAGAAGCGATCGTCATCACCAAGCCGGTGACTACCGGCGCCGAGCTGACCGCCATGCATGACGCGGCCATTGCGCTGAACAACTCCTACGGCCGTCGTGCCTTTGTGATCGCGGCCACGTCCGGCATCCAGCTGGCGCAGACCTGGGCGCAATACCTGACCGAGCAACGCCTTATCACTAATGGCATCGCGGCGCCGCGTGTGTGCGTTGTGCCGTTGCTGCACGGCAATGACCAGGGCGTGCTTGCTGGGCGCCTGGCCAATGCGGCCGTCAGCATTGCCGACAGCCCCATGCGTGTGGCCACCGGTGCCGTGCTGGGGCTGGGCCCCGTTCCTATTGACTCTGAGTCGATCCCGTTGCCGTCCTCGATTCGTGCCGAGCTGGACACTGCGCGCTTTTCGGTCACTCAGACCTATCCAGACTACCCCGGCGTGTTCTGGGCTGATGCCAACCTGCTCGATGCCCCGGGCAGCGATTACCAGGTGGTCGAGTACCTGCGTCTGGCCGACAAGGCGGCGCGCAAGGTGCGGATCCTGCTGATCCAGCGCGTGGGCGATCGCCGCCTGAACAACACCGCCAACAGCATGGCGGCCAACACCAGCGCGCTGATGGCACCACTGCGGGCGATGGCCAAGTCCGTGACCTCCGCGGGCCAAGTGTTTCCCGGCGAGATCCAGCCACCCAAGGACGGCGACATTGTCCTCGTCTGGCAGAGCAAAACGAAGATCGAGGCCTACATCACGCTGCGGCCGCACAACTGCCCCAAGGATCTGACGGCCAACATCGCCCTCGACCTTTCCACCGACGATTCGGAGTAATCGCGCATGTCTGCACGCATTGGCGGCAAAAACTTCGACGTGAACCTGGGCGACAGCTTGATTCACGTCCAAACCTGCACCCTGGACATCACTGACAACACCGCCGTGGCGCAATCGCGAGGGGTGCCCAATGGGCACGTAGACGGCGACGTGGCCGCTGGCGGTGAAATGGAATTCGACACTGCCAACTTCACCCTGTTGATCGACGCGGCGCGCGCTGCCGGCAGTTTTCGGGCGCTCGAGCCGTTCGACATAGTGTTCTTCGCCAAGACCCCGGTGGACGAACTGCGGGTGGAGGCCTTCGGTTGCAAGTTGCGCGTATCGAGCCTGCTCAACATCGATACCAAAGGGGGGGAGACGTCAAAGCACAAGGTGCCGTTCGACGTCACCAGTCCGGACTTCGTCCACATCAATGGCGTGCCGTATCTCGACGCAGCCGAGATCGAGGGGCTGAGTTGATGACTTGCCCGTTCGATCGCGCCCAGGCCACGGAGCAACGCCAACGAGACCAGGCCATTGCCGCCCAGTTGGCCCAGCCGCGCCCGATCGGGCCAAGCCGTAGCGAATGCCTGGACTGTGACAACGAGATCCCCAAAGCACGCCAGGCGCTCGGTGGAATCTTGCGTTGCGTGCCATGCCAGTCAGTTTTTGAGAAAGAGGTTCGCCGATGAGCACGAATCAGGCCGCTCAGGACACCGCCATTGCATTCGTGAAGGCGTCACCGGCAATCGGCGTGGCCGCTACCGGTGCGACAGGTGCCGTCGATTGGTCGGCGGTAGCCTACATGCTGACCGCGCTCTACATGGTGCTGCAGATCGTGCTGCTGGTCCCCAAGTACCGACAGATGCTGCGCGACTGGAAGGGCAAGTTATGAACCTGCGCACCAAGATCGCCACCGGCGCCATTGCGCTGGCCAGCACTGCCTTGCTCGGTTTTCTGGGTCGGTGGGAAGGAGAGGGCCAGAACGTGGTGTATGCCGACAAGCTGGCCCGTGACCTGCCCACCGTATGCAAAGGCATCACTCGTCACACCAGCCCTTATCCGGTGGTGATCGGCGACTACTGGTCGGACGCTCGCTGTGAACAGGTGGAGCAGCTGGTGATCGAGAAAGGCCAACTGGCCCTGGCTGACTGCCTGACCAACCAGCAGATCGGCCAGAACACTTTTGATGCCCTGAGCAGTCATGGCCACAACGTGGGTGTGCCCAGCACCTGCGCCAGTCGGGCAGTGGGCTTGATCAACGCCGGACGCATTGCCGAGGGCTGCAAGGCCTTGGCCTGGGCGGCTGATGGCAAAACCCCGGTCTGGGCGTATGTCACCAATGCCCAGGGCCGCAAAGTGTTCGTGCCCGGGTTGCACGCTCGCCGGCGCGACGAAGCGAGGCTTTGCAGCCAATGACTATTTTCCCCATGCGCATGGAGCTTTTCGTGCTCCTGTTCGGGCTGTTGGCTTGGATCGGTTTCGACCTGGTGGCCGATCAGCGCGATGACGCTCTCCGCGAGCGCGACAGTGCCCGGGTTGAGGTTAAGGGGCTGCGCGAAGCCGCCCGAATCAGCGGCGAGATGCTCGCCGCCCGCGATGCAATCGACCAAATGCGCACCCAGGAGCTGAACGATGAGAAGGACAAGAACCTTGGCCTGCAGCGCGCTGTTGACGCTGGCACTCAGCGGCTGCTCGTCAAAGCCACCTGCCCAGCCGCAGTGCCCACCGATTCCGGCGCCGGCCGCGTGGCTGATGCAGGAACCGCCGAACTCGCAGCAGACGCTCGATCGGATTATTTCACCCTCAGAGATCAACTCGCCCTCAGCCGGCAAATGATCCTGGGTCTGCAGGACCACATTCTCCAGGTCTGTCAGCGATAAGCGCTGTGGACCCCCTTAAACCTGAACCATTGGAACAACAGCCATGACCGAACGCCGCGAAATCACCCTGGAAGTGGGCGAGCAGGAATTCAAATTCACCCTGACGCCGCAGGACGTGACCAAGTACTTCAACAGCATGACCGCCAACAACAAGGTCTCGCCCTCTCACAACCTATTGGTCAGCACCGTGCACCAGGACGAGCGCGCAACCCTTAAGGACCGTCTGAAAAACCCGGTCATGACTATGCAGCTGGTGGGAGCGCTGCTCGAGGAGTACGCCCCTGACATCGACATCATCGTAAAAAAGCCCTCGGCCATGCTGAGCGCCTAAAGGAGGACGGCCTGGGCCAGTTGATGGCCCTGACCAACCGCTGGCTACCTGGTGCAGAGCCCACCATCGAAAACATGGGCACGGCCAAGTGGTTGGAAGACGAACACTGGAAACGCATGGAATTTGCCGTCGCCAACGGCATTTCCCATGCGTTTAACGGATAGAGAACCATGGCAGATCGCAGCTCCCGTCTCGACTTCATCCTGGCCCTGACCGACAAGGTCACCGCACCGCTGGCCCGGGTGAAGACAAGTTTTTCCGACCTCGCAGAGCAAAGCGAGGGGAACATCAAGCAGATGGGGGTGGGCCTGGCCGGTGTTTGGGGCGCGGCCACGGGCATCACTGAATCACTGGCACCGGCCTTGGAGATGAATCGCGCCCTGGGCGAGGTTCGCTCCCTGGGCGTGGCCGAGAACGCGCTGACCTCGCTGCAGGAAAAGTCCCTGCAGTTTTCCGTGGACTACGGTGAGAACGCCCAGGCCTTCGTGGCCTCGGCGTACAAGATCGATGGCGCGATCAAGGGCCTGGCCGGCAACCAGCTGGCGGTGTTCACCAACACCAGCAACCTTTTGGCCAAAGCCACCAAATCCGACGCCGACACCATGAGCGACTACGTCGGCACCCTTTACAACCTGCAGAAGACCCAGGCCGATGCCATGGGCAAGAACACCTGGGTGGAGAAGCTGGGCGGACAGACAGCACTGGCGGTGCAGCTGTTCCGCACCGATGGCGCGCAGTTGAAGGACGCCTTCAAGGAAGTCGGCGCGATCGCCACCACCGCTGGCGTGGATCTGGCCGAGCAGATGGCGGTGATCGGCTCGCTCAGCAGCACCATGGAAGGCGGCGATGCCGGCGGCCGTTACAAGGCGTTCTTCGAGAACATCGGTGCAGCGTCGGAAAAGCTGGGCATGAAGTTCACCGACCAACAGGGCAAGGTCCTGCCGATGCTGGACATCCTGGCCAAGTTGGAAGGCAAGTATGGCGACCTGACCAGCGCTTCCGCCGGCACCAAGCTAATGGAGGCGTTTGGCGGGGAGGGCGCGCAGGTGATCGGCGCCCTGGCCAAGGACACTGACCGACTGCGCAATGGTATCGACCAGCTGGGGAAAGTCCGCGGCTTGGAGAACGCCGAACGCATGGCCAAGGCCATGGTGGACCCGTGGCAGCAGTTTGGCGCGGCGGTGCAGGCGCTGCGCATCGTCTTCGGCCAGGCGTTGATTCCAATGCTTGCGCCACTGATGGAGCGCCTGACCGGGATCGCCGGCACGCTGCTGCGCTGGTCGCAGCTGTTCCCGAACATCACGCGGGTGGTCGGTATCACCGTGCTGACGGTGCTGGGACTTATCGCGGGCATGGCCTTGCTGACCTTCACCGTGGGGGCCAGCAAGATGGTCTGGCTGTCCATGCTCACGATCTGGAAGGTGCTGACCTGGACCGGTTTCAAAAGTATCGCGATGTTCCTTTATCACGTGGTCATGATCGCCGCGTTCACCGTGGGGTTGATTGCGATGGTCGCCTGGATGGGCCTGGTGCGCGGCGCAATGCTGCTGTGGCAGGCGGCGATCTGGCTCACCAACGGCGCGCTGATGGCCAACCCGATCCTGTTGATAGTCCTGGGCGTTGTCGCCCTGGTCGCTGCCGTGGCCGCCGCCATTTACTACTGGGACGATTGGACCACCGCGCTGATGAACACCGAGGCGTTCCAGTGGGTGGTCGACCAGCTGCAGGCCGTATCGGACTGGTTTGGCACCATGGGGGGCTGGTCCAGCATGGCCAAGGCCGCGTGGGACGGTATCGCCTCGATCTTTCAGAACGCGATCAATGGCCTGGTCGAGATGCTGAACAAGATCCCCGGCGTGAGCATTGATGCGCGTCTGGGCGGCCTTGCCGATTCGCTGCCTGACGGCGGTGACCGAGCCATGGCGGCCAGGGAATCGATGAGCAGCGGCGTGGGCAGCCTTTCGCCGAACCGGCCGACGGCGGTGACTCAGGGCGGCTTGCTCAAGACCATCCAGAACACCACGCAAACCCAGAATAGGGGCACCCATGTCGAGAAAATCGAGATCCACAACAGCAAGCCTATGAACCCGCTTGAGTTGGAAAACCTGATGAGCATGGCGGTGGGTGGATGAGCCTCTACATCGATCTGCTGATCACCGGCAACGACCTCACGCTGGACCCTTCGAGCCAGCCCCTGCTGATTGACGATCGGGCCAGCATCGCCCAGGACATCGGCCACATGATCCGCGAAAGCGGCCTGCTGGTGTCTTTGGTGGCCGAGCGCGATCGCTTTCAGCAAGCCGACGGTATTCAGCAACTGGAGCTGCTGGTGGAGGCAGATGCCCGCCTGGTTCCCGGTACAGCCCGGATCATCAAACAAGGCTCAGGTCAGTACCTGGTTACCGCCAAAACCGTTGCATTTGGACCTATCGAGGTAGTTTTGTGAGTGACGTCGATTTTAAACAGGCGCTCAACGACGCCGGCATCCCGACTACCGAAGCCAAGCTGCGCCAGGCCTGGGAAAGTGAGGTGGCTGCCCAGGGCAGCAAGCTGAGCAACACCAACGCCTGGTCGCCGTTCTGGCGGGTGATCACCGCCCTGGTGACCAAGCCGGTCATGTGGCTGATCGAGTTTATTGCCGGCACCGTGTTGCCGAACTTCTTTGTGAAGACCGCCACTGGCCAGTGGCTGGACATGCTGGCCTGGGCGGTCGACGTCACACGCAAACCTCCGACAAAGGCCGAAGGACAGTTGCTGTTTGCCAGGAGCACCAGCGCTGGGGCTTTAGAGGTGCCTGCCGGTACCCGCGTTCAGTCGATCGCCATTAACGGCAACGTCTATGTGTTGCTGACCACGGCTAAAGCGACCTTTGCCGACGGTCAAACCCAGATGCTGGTGCCCGCCCAGGCGAAAGAGGCAGGCAGCGGTTTCAACCTGGCCCCGGGTTACTTCTCGATCCTGCCGGAACCGGTACCGGGCGTGATCATGGCGGTGAACGCCGACGGTTGGCTGACCCAACCCGGTGCCGACGTCGAGTCGGACGATGAGCTGCGCCTGCGCGTGCGCAACCAGTTCTCTGCAGTTAACCAGTGGCACACCGACGCCGTGTATCGCGCCATGATTTCGTCTTTCCCTGGCGTGCAAGCCGATGGCGTCTACTTCGAGCATAACGCGCCTCGAGGACCAGGCAGCGCCAACGCCTATCTGCTGTTCGAGGCCAATTCGCCGGCGGACACCTACCTGGCTGAAATCAACACCTACATCCGCGACCAGGGCAACCATGGCCACGGGGATGACCTGTTGGTGCTGGAGATGCCCCCGACCCTGCACACCGTGGTGTTGAACGTCTGGCCAAAACCCGAAGTCGGGGCCGAGCGTTACCCCGCGCTTAAAGCGGACATCGAGCTGTTCGTGCGGGCGGCGTTTCGCGAGAGCACTGACAGCGACTACCAGCCAACGCCGACTTACCCCCAGTCGCGGTTTTCCTTTAGCCGCCTGGGCGAAGAATTGCACCAGCAGTTCCCGGGCATCGATTCCCTCGACTTCGCCAACGTCGACATCGTTTCGCAGCTGACCATTCCGCGCCTGTTGGGCGTTGAGGTTGCGCTGAATGCTTAAGCTCAGCCTGCCGTTTTGGCTCGATGGCCCCGAGCTGGCCAAGCTCAAAGCGGCCGCCCAGGTGTGGTGGGAAAAGGTCGCGGATTGGTTGCGCTGGCCGCTGCTGCAGCTGGACGCCGAAACCTGCCACCTGAGTGTGCTCGACATGCTCGCTTGGCAACGGGACATCACGCGTTTTCGAGGTGAGCAGGAAGACCTGTACCGGATCCGGGTCAAGTACGCCTTTATCAACGCAGTCGACGGCGGTTCAACGTCTGGGCTCAAACGCATTTTTGAGCGCCTGGGCGTGGGCTACGTCGAGATCAAGGAGCGTGTAGAAGGGCGCGACTGGGACGTGATCGAGCTGCACTTGACCGAATCCCAACTGAGTAAAAACCCTGATCTGTTGCGCGTGCTGGCTCAACAGTACGGACGCACCTGCCGCCGTTATGAGTTCGTCAGCATCTCGCCACTGTCGTTAGAGCTGCAGTGCCTCGAGTTCAACGACGACCAGCAGACCTATGGCGCCTCGATCTTGCCGCAAGACCAGACCGATATCGATGAACTGAACCGTTCCGTGGCGCTGGCCTATTACTTCACCCACGTCGAACTAGCTGAATTCCTGGGAACCCTATGAGCGATCTGACCGAGCTGCAAGCCGCCGAAATTGCCAAGCTACAAGCCCTCGGGGCGGCCTGGCACCTGTTCCACCACGGTGCCAAGACTGATCGGGTTCCCACCGACGCGGGCGACATTCCAACGCTGTCGGGCCTGGCTGAAGTGGTGTTCGAGGCCATGGGCGGTGTGCTGCTGCCCATCGTCAACACCGTTGCCGCCGCCGGCGCGGCGTTGGCCCTGGACATCGAGACTACTCGCCGTGTGTCGGCATTCGACATCACGCTGAGCGCGCCGATGTGCGTCCTGAGCTTGCTCAATGAACACGTGCCAGCGGGCTTTCAGTCGGCCATTACCCTGACGCTGCGCCAAGGGACCGGGGCGAACAAAGTCACCTGGCCGGGTAACGTCCTTTGGCAGTTCAACCGTCCGCCGGTGCTGGCTTACGCACCAGGTGCGTTCGACATGATCACGTTGGTATCGGACCCGGTTACCAGCAAGTGGCGCGGCATGGTGGATGGGGGCTGGTTCAATGTTTAACACCGCCCTGAACAGCCGGCGCTTGATCAGCGGCAGAATCCCCGGGGTGGCTAACGCCATGTCGATGATCGAGGGCCACCATCGCTTCCTGGTGAAAAACACCGGCGACACCACCGACGCCACGGTACAGCACTACGTGCAAAACACTCAGGGCGTATTGGCCAACAACCGCCATTTCATTGCCCATTCGCAGATGGAGTACCAGCCCAATGGAGACGGCACGACCGAAGGGCAGTCGCTGCACATCATTGGTTATGCCTATGCCTACCTGGCAACACAAAAGCACGAATACTTGGAGGCCGCTCGCTGGCACTGGGACGCTTATGTCAGGCACTTCTACGCCGGTCAGCCGATCCCCGACACGCCGTCGCGCTGGATTGCCAACTGGATTGTGAACTCGAAAGAGCCGGTGCTTGCCAATTGGCCGATTGATCCCGTTTCGCCCACTCACAGCGGCTTTAAAGGCGTTCCGTTCACCTTTACCAACGGCTTCACGTTGATTCCGCACGGTGCGCCGCATTGGGGCGAATATCTGGACAAAGCCACCTTTGCTTTTGACGGTGTGCTGGCCTGGGAGGCGATCAACGCTTCGGTTCAAGGCTTAAAGGCAGACGGCTCCGTCGATTGGGACAATGGCGGTGCGCAGTACGATGTGGATTGGATCATTGCCCACACCGGGCAAAAGATTAATTGGGATGGCGACGTGCTGTCGGAAGGGCATCCGGTCGAGGTGAGCGGCTCTGTGCAGCTCAAAAGCACCACACTCAATGGCTCTTACAAGTTCAATTACGCCACCCGCCAGCCCGTGGAGCACGGGGGCTACCTGATCCCGCGCAATGCGGTGCAGCACAACCGGCCGTTGCATGTCCCGTTGCTGGGTAGCGTCAACCAGATGGGCAACGCGGCCGACGGTGAGGAGTGGTTCGCCGACGCCTGTTATCTGATGTGGAAAATCACCGGTGAGACGCCATACAAAAAGGCGCTGGATTCGTGCCTGTTCACCAACCACGAATACACGCAAATCGACTCCGTGGATAAATTCTTTCGCCAGTCAGTCGAGGCGGCCACACCGTTCACCGATGGCATTTCCTATGACTTCGTTTATCCCGATACCGCGCAGGTCGTCTACGGACGCGATGCCAGCGGGTTTATCACAGCCAACTGCAGCGAGGCCGGGAATGTGTCGCTTGAGCAGCAGTCGGTCTGGTTCCGCATTACCAAAGACTCGTTGGTCCGCACTAGCTACGGCGGCGTTGACAGCGCCAACGGTCCGCTAGGGGCCAAGGTCGAAGTCACCATTTCACAAGACAAGTCCGAGGGCAGCGGCATTCTGTACGCCTGCGCGCTGCCCAAGTCGGTCTCCAACGCCGTGGTAACGCACGACATTCCGCTGTCGCAGTTCACCCGCATGACCAGGGATAACGGCAGTGAGTACATCTTGGCCGACCTGCGGGCAGTGTCGAGCTCGGACGATATCGTCTCGGTCGAGACCTACGAACCAGCCGTTTTCGCAGGGCGCGCCGGCACGGTGGTGAAATCGTTTTTCCCGAACGATGAAGGCTGGTACTCAATCGGCCACTACCTGTTGGCCGGCGAAAAAGCGCCGATGCACAGCATCACCTACCGGGCCGACGGCTATTTCAACCTGCGATTCGCGGACGACAACGGCTGGCGTTGGTGGTGGATGCTGCCGCCGACTCAAGGGACATTCGTCACCCTGCAGATCCGACCGGAAGACGCCACGCTGTCAGGTTACCAACCGGGCGCAGCGGGCCGGCCTGATCCGGCTTCGCCGGTTTATTCAGAGCTCGAGGAGTTCAGCATTCTGATGGACTCTTCGGACACCAATCTGACGTTTGAGTATTACTGCATCAATGACCTGCCGCCGACCTTCGCCGAGGACGACGGCTACACCCTGAAATATCGCCTGACGGTCAGTGGTGCAAACCCGTTCCTGGCCTTGCTGGGTGATTGCACCGTGAGGGGCTACCGCGACGATTCACTGGCCTATACCCCTGGCCTTATCCCTTTCTCGAACATCTATGAAGAGGGCTCGGCGCAGATCGGCGCGTGGCATGGCATGCCGTACCCCGGCTACCAGTACCCGTTTATTTACTGCCTGGAGCCGGTCAAGTATTCGCGGCACCTGGCCAACATGATCGACTTTCTGTACGACTCGCAGCAGTGGTACTACACCCGTTTTGGCCAGCTGGGTCCGGGTGCGAGCGCCTATATCTGGAACCGTTGGGACAACTACAAGTACGGCGCGCCCGACACCTTCACCATGTATCACTGGGGCGACGGCACCGCCTGGTCAGGTTATCAGCCGCGGGCTTTCCAGGCCGCTTGCCGCGCCTGGCAAGAGCTGGTGGAGCAGGGCCAGCCCGTGCCCGCCAAGCTGCAGGCTTATGCAGAAAACTGGATCGGATGGCTGGCCGACTTTCAAAGCCAGCACAACGGCGTGCTGCCGACCGATTTTCCCATGACCAGTGTGCCGCAACCGGTGCCGGACGACTTCACGGGGCATATGACCGGGCTATGGCTCGCCGGCGCCTGCATGGCGGCTATGGCCGGCTGTCAGCACCCAAAACTCGACCAACTCATTGAAGCCTGTGTGACCGAGTTGCAAAACAACTACGTGGTCACGCCGGTGCCAGGCCAGCCAATGAACGGCAGCTGGTCGCCGGCGGTGCGCCTGGGCACCGATAACGGCATGTTCTTCGGTTTCTGGGCCGGCGAAATCATGCGCGGCCTCTCTATGTACATCTTGCTCAAAGAGTTGGGACCAGGTGCAAGCATCTTTTCCCGCCAGCCACTCGTTTAAGAATTATTGAACAGGTAGAACCCATGTCTTCAAACATCACGATCGCTGGCGAAAATCTCATTGCACGCAAGCATGGCGAACAAAAAGCCCTGGAAGTGACGCGCTTTGTCTTTGCCCTGGTTCCCGGCCTCGATCCCAACAGCGCGGTTGATCGCGCTTCAGTGCGGCCACCAGCGGCGCAGATCGTCCATACCTATCAGATCCCCAAGAACAATGCCGGCTACGTGAACCCCAATCAGGTGGTTTACAGCGCGCAGATTGGCTCAGACGTGGGGGATTGGGATTTCAACTGGGTGGGTCTGGAAACCGCCGAAAACGTGCTGCTCGCCGTGGCTTATGTGCCAGTGCAGCAGAAGCGCAAGAACAAGCCACCGCTGCAGATCGGCAACAACCTGACCCGCAACTTCATGGTGGCTTTCAGCGGCGCCCAGGCCATGACGGGCGTAACAATTGACGCCAGCACCTGGCAACACGATTTCACCGTGCGCCTCGGTGGCATCGATGAGCGCGAACGCCTGAGCAATCGCGACATCTACGGCCGAGCGCGATTTTTTGGCGGTGGGCTGCAAGTGGTGAAAACCGGCAGCAGCTACCAACTTAAACCCGGCGTGGCCTACATCGAAGGAATCCGCGTTGCATTGCTCAACCCCACGGTGGTCAACGTGGCCAGCGTGCCGTCCAAGGCTTGGCTGGAGGTTGCGCTACAGCGCCAGGGGAGCGACGTGGTCGCGACTTGGCAGGTGGTCTTTGGTTCGAACCTGGTGGACAAAACTGACAGTGTCGGCGCCCGTCACTACTTTGTGGCCATCGCGGACTTGCCGAACTCCAACACCATCACCGACCTGCGAGCCGCTCAGGAAATCGACGGCGCTTTGATTGACTATCTGGCCGCTCGCAATGGCGACTATGAACACCTGCGCGCGCGGGGCACCACGAAAGTCGATGTGGGGTTGGGAGAGCTGCCCAACGCTAAAAGTGACGATCCGGACACCAATAGCAGCGAGATCCTGGCCACCACCAAAGCGCTGCAATCGCTCAAAAAGCTGATAGAAGATGCCCAGGTTGGCATCGTCGGGCTGTTCGCAATGAATGCACCACCGACCGGTTGGCTCAAGGCAAACGGCGCTGCTGTCTCCCGCACCACCTTTGCCCGGCTGTTCGCCAAGATTGGCACCACCCATGGCGCCGGTGATGGGGTCACTACCTTCAACCTGCCTGACCCGCGTGGCCGGTTCCCTCGGTTCTTGGACGATGGTCGGGGCATCGACGCGGGGCGAGTGATCGGCAGCCATCAGGGCGAGGCGATCCAAAGCCATGCTCACACCGGTTCTTCCAGCAACAGCGGCAGCCATATCCACCCTGCCTGGACAGACGCCCAAGGCGAGCATACCCACCGAGTGAAAGAAGGCACGGTGTGGGTTGTGAGTGACGGCAATGAATCGCTGTCATCCGGCGACGACATCACCCAGGCGATCCACTCCTATTCGACAACTACGGCCGCCGGTAGCCACGTGCATAACGTCGGGATTTCTTACGCCGGCGACCACGTCCACGGCATCACGATCAACCCGGCAGGAGGCCCGGAGACGCGGCCCACCAACACCGCGTTTCTCGCTTGCATCAAATATTGAGGGTTGCCTATGACTTCCAAAACTGTTTATCAAACCGACCACCAGGGAATTTTCACCGGTGAAGCCTTCGCCGATCCCTGCCCTATTGAGCCCGATGTTTGGCTGATCCCAGGGGGCTGCGTGGAAATCGCCCCTCCAACGATTCCAGCCCACACAGCGGCGCGCTGGAACGGCAAGGCTTGGGCACTGATCGAGTCCTACCAGGGCGAAACCGTGTACCACAAGACAACGGGGCAGCCGCTGTTGGTGGATCGGCCAGGGCCATTGCCAGAGGGCTATACCCAGGTCGCGCCGGGTAATCACCAGGTCTGGAGCCAGGGCCAGTGGGTGGACGACGTGCCAGCCCAACTGCAGATCCGCTACGCCGAGCAGTTACGAGCGGTCAACGCCGCATGCGAGCAGGAGATTGTCGGAGGGTTTATCTGCGATGCCCTGGGCGAAACCTACTTTTACGACAGCGCCCTGGTGGATCAGATCAACCTTAACAGCCAGTTGCTGTCCGGTGCCGGCGGCCTGGTGGCGTGCCGCGACACCGACAACGTGAAAGCCTATCGCGAGCACACTGCCGAACAGCTGCACCTGGTCAGCAATGCCTTCAATGCACACCGGCTGGCTCGCCTGCAGAAGGCCCTGGTGATCAAGCAGCAGTTGGATCAGGCATTGCTGGCCAGCGACCTCGGCGGCCTCGAGGCCGCGAGCTGGGAGGTCGTCGACGTATGAGCTGGACGTCTGTGACTATGCGTTGGCCCGAGCAATCCACTCAGTGGATGGGCGAGCTGGGCGCGGCCAAAGACCTGGCAAGCGGTGAAATGCTCAGCACGGCATTGCGTCTGGCCGCACTTGACGGACTGGCCACCACTTCCCCCGGGCCGGTAGGGGCTGCGGCCCTGGGCGCAGTCGCAGCCGGACGCGCCGCGCTGTCGGGCGCCTTGGGTGAGGCGCCGGCTTGCCTGGTGGTCACTCCGTTTCAAAGCGGTGTTGGCCAGGGCAGTGGCAATCAACGGTATCTCTCAGCCCCCAACCTGGTGCGGCACCTGAGCACCAAACTCAACGACACCCAGGACGCAGCGCGACCCACCGGCGAGCAATACGCCCTGGTGATTTTGTTCCTGGGCATGCGCTACGACCAGTTCGCTGCAACCTTGTCGCGCTTCAATGCGTTGTTACCGATTCCCGACCTGCAGCGTGCTGAGCGCCGAGCTCAGCGGTTGTTCGATCTGGAGACGGAAAAGTGGGTGTTGCCCTCCGCCGGCATGCGTCCAGGTTGGGGACAGATGCCTCTGCAGCGCTGCACCGTGACCAAGGCAGCGGGGCAGGCTTTGGCCGGCCAGCTGTCTGCCTTGGAAGGCTACACGGCAGACAGTTCGCCTATGGCCGAATTGGCTGCCCTGGCGCAACGCAAGGCCACGCAGGCGCAGTCTCGTGATCAGAAACTGGCCGAGCTGCAGGCGCTGCTGGCCGACAATCCAGCCGACGCCACCATCCTGTGCCGGCCGATCGGCCCGGGTAACCTCAACGAGCTGAGCTCGCAGATGCTCGAGGGCCAGGCCCCGGGCCATGAATGGGGAGTGTCTGCCGGCGTGGTGCTGGTCGGCTCGCTGAAAGGACTGAGCTTCGTTCGCGAATTGGTGGGCCTATGACCTTGTTGCTCGACGGGGAGAGGGTGCGCGGCAGCAATCAAAAAGTAACGGCCAACCTGCGTATCGAAAGCGATGACCTTTCAGGGCAGACCAGCAATAGCGACACCGCACATAAAGGGTTCAAGCCCAAGACGCTCACCGTCTCCCTGATGATCCGTTTTCGCGATGCTTCACAGCTACGCGACCTAATGCGCCTGGCCGAAGCCACCGAGTCAGGCGGGCAACTCAAGACGTACCGGATCGTCAACGACACCGCCGCAGCGTTTGGCATTCGTCAGGCGCAATTTACGGACGGCGTCAGCGCCCGGGAAGACGACGCGCTTTGCGCCTGGCGGATTCAATTTACGTTGGCCGAGAAGCTATCGAACCCCGAGCGAGTCGAGACACGCCGCGCCGGCAAAGCCGTGGCCCAACAGTCTGCCCCCGGGCAGGCTGTGGCCACCGCTGGGGCTGGGAGCGCCGATTCCACCGACCAACCTGTCGCCCTGACCGGTTTTGAAGCCACCCTGAAAAAACTGGACGCCTATCTGGGGGGCAGCTTATGAGCATGAAGCTGCACAAGGTGCTGACGATCGGCGCGATCCCTTATGTCCTGGTGAAGGATGACGTTCGCCTGGAAATCAAAAGCCCCGGGCGTGCAACGTTCACCATTCAGGCACCGGGACCGGTGAAAGGCTTGGTAACGCTGGATATCGGCTACAACGATAGCGTTCTGCAGCGCCACTTCATTGGCTACGTGGAGCGCTGTACCTCGGCCAACCAGGTCGAACAGGTACTGTTCTGCCGTGAGCTGGCCGCAATCCTGGCCAATCCGTTGCCGTTGAACCTGCGCCATGCGGATCTGCCCACCGTCCTGGGCGAGATCGGCGCCAAGACGGGGCTGGGCTTTCGGATTCCGGATAAGCCCTATGCGAAGGTGAAAGCCCCGTTTTTCTACAGCCTGGCTGCCGGGTATCAGGCGATGGATAGCCTGGCGAAGGTGTACGGCATTTCCGACTTTATCTGGCAGCAGCAAGGCGATGGCGAGGTGTTCGCGGGCAGCTGGGCGGACAGCTTTTTCGGCAGCCGATCGCCGCTGCAGCTGCCGATCGAGCTTTTTGACGATTACCAGGGCAACCAGAGCGCGGTGATTGCAGCGCTGCCTGGACTGCGACCTGGTGCAACTATCAACCAAGGCGAGCGGATCACTCACGTGACCCTTACCGGCAATCAAATGGTGATCCGATGGAAGACGCAATCCGCCGCAGCGTAGAGCGGCAATTTCCCGAACTTACGGGTGGTTACCACCTACCGCGCTTTGCCCGTGTCGTCGGCGTGGCCGATGCTCCTGCAGGCGCGGGGCTCTGCGACGATTTCCGTCCGCGATTCGCCGTGGACATCGAGGTTCTGGGGCCAGACGGCGAGCCGGATCCTGCATTGCCACCGTTGGCCGGGGTGCCGCTGCCCCTGCCCATGGGTGGTGATGAAATGGGCTTTTACGCCTTTCCCGAGGAAGGCACCACGGTGGTGGTCTGTTTTGCCTATGGCCTACCGCACAAGCCATACATCCAGACGATCCTGCCGCACGGCCTGAGCCTGCCCCGGGTTCCGAAGGGTGAACAGGTGTGGCAGCACAGCGAAGCGAGTCAGCAGCGTGTCGACGCCGACGGCAACTGGCTGCGCCAAACCGACGGCAAGATCCTGGACAAGGCGATCGAGCGCGAAATCGAAGCCCTGGACAACACCGAGAGCTTCCAGACCCACACCAGAACGGTGGACGATCATTCGACCGAGTCAGTGGGAGGGATCAAAAAGATCGAGGCGCTGGGCGCGCTCAAGTTGCTGTCGGGCGGATCCGCGACACTGGCGGCTGTTGACGATCTGCACCAGGCCACTGGCCGCGACTTCAACCTGGTGGTGGGGCAGAAACACAATGCGATGGTGGGCGGTGATATGGAGGAACGGATCGAAGGTATGCGCAAGAGCGTAGCTGGGGCCGGCCAGCGGTTGAAGTCCCCGAAAAACTGGATTGGTTCTGAGAGCGTGAACTTGTTTCGGGTGGTCTGTGATCTGCTCGACCTGGTGCAGCAGATGAACACGCAACTGGCAGCACACACTCATGTTCCGGGACCGACGCCCAGCCCTCCAGATACGATGGCGTTTACGGAAAATGCTGCGAAAGCCATGCTGCAGGGGACGCAGTTAAAAGCCATCACCATTTAGCAATACATTCAAAACCAAGAAATCCAAGTGGATAGCTGAACCGCAATTTCTTTGTGTTTGGAACCATTATGCTACCCTTCGCACCAGTGTGAACTGAGCTAGACGCGAGCGAATTAACGCGGAGTTCGTTGGGGTAGTTGAACATGGAAGGTGTTGAATGATTGCGGAAGCTCGAGATCAAGTTAAATTTGCTTGGTGGAATACAAGTTTAGCTCCTTCGGCGAAAAGCAGATCTACTCCTGATCAGAAAACAGTTGCCTGCTCTGTGATAACTTATTTGATCGAAGTAAGTGGTGCTGATTTTATTGCGCTAGGGGAGATGTCAGAGGAGGATTTCTCCTATGTGTCATTGAATTGTAAGGCAGAAGGGTACGTGTTCGCTACTGAGATTACTTCAGTTGGACGTTCAAGTTTCGATATTTGTTATATTTATAATAGTGAAAAGATTCTTGTTTGTGCGACCAGAGACGTTACTACCATGAAGGGTGGAAGCACGTTAAAGGTTGCCAAAAAAATTGAAATTTTACTTGCGAATTCTTCTTCGTTGTTTCATGTGTATGTTTCTCACTGGCCTAGTCGGTTGTGGTGCCACAGAAGTGATCCTAATAGGCATCTGCTGGGGATAAGACTCAGAACTTCGATTGATGAGCTAATGGGGGAAGAGGGCGGAAGTCCGTTTGTTATTTTGCTAGGTGATTATAATGACGAGCCCTTCGATGAGTCATTGAGCCATCAATTAATGGCATCTAGAGACGTAGATTTGGTGCAAAAACGCGAGCACCTATTCTACAACCCATTCTGGAAATATCTTTGCAAGGCTACGACTGAGCATCCGGTCGCAGGTAGCTATTACTATAAGTCCGGTGAAGTAACTCGATGGCATACATTTGACCAAGTTATTTTTTCACATGCTTTTATTAAGGCGAAAGAGTGGAAGCTTGCAGAATGTGATCATATAGTGGAAATTCCAACCTATACGCAATTGGTGAAAGATTCTAAATCTAAGTTTGATCATCTTCCGGTATATGGAATAATTGAGAAGGTAATATAAATGGTTGACTTCATTGGTTCTCTGAATAGAGGTTTGTCTGCCGCGCAGCAAGCTGAGAAAAATCGATCGGAAATTTTTTCTGTATTAGATGTATTGAATAACCAGCTGCTCGAGGCCTTCGGTGGCAAATTAAGAATAGAAATTTATAGTAAGACCAATCCCTTCGCGAATTTTGTTAACTTGACAGGCTCAGAAACTAAACCTCTATATAGCTTTCTTGCAGCAGTCAATCCACTTGCCGCATCGGATAAGCCGAGTGAGCTCGCTAAATGGAAGCTGGATCCTAATGGGTATCCTTGTCAAATCACAACGGTGGAAGACGAGCTTTACTGCGAAGATAAGACAGCCTTGGAAAGAGCAATCCAGGACTTGTTGAGTCGGCCGGATGTGGGAGAGAAAATTTCTTCGGTAATGAAGCTCAAACTTAAACCTATTGATAATAAGTAGACGTTCTATTGGTTTTGGCTTAGTCAGCCACAGTAAAAAGCCCGCTGAATGACGGGCTTTTTTTATGCTTCAAAACAAGATAAGTCACTCCAATCTGCACCACCACGACTGCGCATAGGCGCAACCATCGATGTACTCGATGCCGCTTAACACAAAACCGGTTATGGCCATCCCTGCCAGTGTTGCGTCCAGCAGTCGCGGTAAAGGATCCGGGTCGTTTGGCATGCCTACATCTATCCGGGCGACATTCGCGCTTCGACCAAGCTCTCTGCTTTCCTCAGAATTCACCATCACATTTCCCCTTATCGGAGAATAGCGCCGCCGTTCTTGAGGGGTGAGCGCGACGCCACAAATCCGCATGGGGGTAACAAGCATATGCACAAGACACCCCCTTCCTATTCGCCACTCTGACGATCAATTAGCGCTTCCACCGCGTAGGCCAACGCGCCATCGGCCTGCTCCAGGAGATCGCTGAGATCATCCCGCCCAATCACCTGCGCTCGGTGCAGAGCGTGTGCTTGAGTCAGCAGAGCTTTATGGTGAGCTCCGGGGTGATCAAGCAACGCGACATCGTCCCGCAGCATCACTTCCCAAAGCGCGATTGCCCTGGACTTATCAGTCTGCGCTTCAACGTGTTCCTGGTTCATCACCCGCACCTCATCAGACTCAATACTGTATGTATAGACAGTATATCAGCGAGATATCGTCGGCCTACGTTTGTCCGATGAAAAACCGACCGGAGCGATGGAGAGCACAGAGCAAAAAACGTCGGGAGAAGAAAAAAATGGCGGAAAAAGCACTTATCCCCCTCCCGCCGACGGGCCTTGTGTCCTTTTTTTGTGCAAATCCAGATGTAGTGCAAACGAACCTGCAGCCCGGGCGGGCCGTGGGGCCCTGTAGGGAATCGGCGATTTCACAGATTGCAAAGTTTTGAAAGGAAATGCAGCGCGGTTGGACAGCGGTGCACGGGGCGTCACGGAGTGGGTAGCGATGAACCCCTCGGTTTCATTGGGGGAAAACTTGGAAAACGTGAGTTTCGGTGTGTTTTCGAATTTCGAGCAGGTCGCACTGGCGCCGCTTTTGCCTCCACCGGAGGATATATTAAACAGGGCAATAAGCCTGGCGGACGGGCCTCTCAGGGGCATCACAGCATTTCACGACTTGTCTCGTTAGATGCCGTGTTGTGAATCTACAGAAGCCAATACACCGTCCCCAAAATGGTCGCGATCCATAAGATGCTCAATAGTAGAAATAAAGCGATGAAGACTTTTTCGCCCATGGGCAATGCATGCGAATCATCGTCTTGCTAGAGGGCTACCAGGTCTAAGGAGGGTTGTTACGGCCATTTCTAGATCATCTATAGACCAGGGCTTGTGAAGGTAAATCGTCCCAGCGGGTATCATCGAGAAATCCAGGTCGTAACCGGATGTGAGAATGGCAGCGGTCGAGGGCCATTTAAGCTTCATCATCTCAATAAAATCTGCGCCTTGGATCTGGCCGGGCAGGCCGTGATCCACGATCACCAGCGGACAGCCGCCATGCGATCCGGACATGTACCTCATAGCCTCATCCGCAGTTGCGAATTCCAGCGAACGCAGACCCATTTCGGTCAAGACCTCTCCCATTAACATGCGCAATGTTGGGTCGTCTTCCACGACGATTACCCATCCTGTCAGGGGTGAGAGTTTTTCCCATTGGGTTTTTTTCATGCGCCGGGTTCCTTCGTCTCGGCTCTTTTCCATGCCAGGCAGATAGATAGATTTTTCAGTGTAGGCGTTTTTTTATTGATTGCAGCTGCGCTCCCAGGCCTCCGAACAACATCTTGTTACTGAGATTGATTCTTATGCGGAGGGTGGTCGATTCAAAAAAAGCGATATCAGCTATACGGGCGTGGCAATGGTCTGGAGGCCCCGGTTTTGCTGGGCTTGCGGTATTACAAGGGAAGGTAATATGAAGCGATATGAAAAGTAATATTTCCGCCAAACCCCCGGATTCATTGGGTTTTAAAGAATGGAAATATAGCTTTATAAAAAGGTAATACTATCGCCTTCCTATCGCTTAAATATCGCCTTTCCCCAAAACCGCTGGAGGCCTTGATTTGTAAGGGCTGCGGCTCATTTTCAGAGAGGATATTACTAATATTACTGTTTTTTCGGACCCCCACGGATTTTAGGATTGGCACCTAGATGAGGGTTGGAATCAGGCTGCGCGGCTTTCTGCGTCTGTTTGCATCAAACGTCCCCCAATACGTCCCCCAGAGGAAGGTGGTAAAGGGTGAACAGCGCTATAGGCCTTGAAAATAGTGGAGCGGGTGAAGGGAATCGAACCCTCGTTATCAGCTTGGGAAACTGATAACGAATACTGGGCTGATAACGGCGGTAAGAGATATTTTTGATCAGGCGATAAAAGCCGAGCTAGAAGTGAAGGAAGGTCCTTGCACAAGGCAGTAAGAGCGAATGCTTAAAAAGGAAGCGTGGTAAGGCGCTTAAAATCTGCGTCCGTTGTTGATAGAACTATAACGGCATTGTCCAGGGTTTGGATTAAAAGATCATTCCCTGATACTGAGACAAGTTGGCCGATCTTCTTTCCACTTATAAACAAGTCCTCTCCAATTTTAAAGTCTTCATTGTTAAAGGTGTAAGTGCCTTCCGACGACTGGAAAATCGACTTAAAAGGGCGTCGGTTAACTGGTGGTGGAGGGACGATTGCTCGCGAAGACTCGATATTTGATATGCGTGCTGAGATATCTTTTAAAGATTCAAGAATCACACTTGTTTCGTTGGATAGTTCTACCTTGTGTGGGAGTGGAGCCGCTTGAACGCCTAACAATTGAATCATCGAGTTGATGTCGTGGGGGTTTGCTGCCGTTTCTAATATGGACAGCTGAATACGGTCGCGCTCTTTTTGCACTTCGTCAATACGCAATGCGTGATTGTATTCTGTGTATCTAAGCCCCTGAATATCGAATATTTTTGGTGTTTTATTGTCCTTTATCAGTACCGTAGGTAGGTTGAATGCTTGGCGAACCCCGAGCTCATAAAGGACGTTGGGGTTTCTCCCGCTGAGGTCGCATATGACAATGTCGCTATCGAGGATTTTCCTTAAGATATCAATTATTATATAGTTGCTGGCTGCTACAAAGTCAGCTCGATGCGCTTCAAATCCCGCATTAATACAGGCTGGCTTAATGAGGTACTCATAAACTCTCGAAAAGTGACCAGCGTCATAGCCATCCATGTCAGCAATTGGCATGATCACGAAGCAAGTCTTAACATTCTCACTTTTAGTTGGTGGAAGCTCGCCTGTGTTGTCGGAGTGTATTGGTGTTTTTGTTTTTTGAGTCATGCTGGGCTTCTTTTATTTTGAATGATAATGCGCACAGAAAGTTTCTAATGGTTACCTTGTTATCCAACGTCTATGTTTTTCAGTCGAGCCAACCCCTGTTTGATGTGGCCTGCATTTTCGCCAATCGTTTCCAAAGCGCCCCGAATATTTTCCCCCACCTCTAGAGCCCCCCGCTGCTCCACCCATAGCGTTAGCTCCATTACTGCTGCTTCGATGGCCAATTGGTTTTGATAGATCTTGTCCAGCGTGTCTGGTAACGAATACCTGCTTGGCATAACTGCGACTCCTTTCGAGAATTAATCAAGCATAGCAGCGACAATGCACAAAAATGGATCAAAATTTGGTTGCTTAATTTTCCTACAGGAGAAGACGTGCGCAGGAAGAACCATTGCTAGGAAAAAGGAATGGTACGAAAGTGGTACGGAACGCCCTTTGCGGCTCTGGATGCCTTTATCTTCGCGGTTCTTGGGTTTAGTAGATCCAATCCATCATCGGCGCAACGGAAAACCGCCGAGACAGCTCAGTACGGATATGGCTAGGATTCACGGGGACTTCAGCTTTTTCGAAATTCATTGATACTGATCTTTTATACAGCGGTTTTTACCCATTTTTCCTTGGTTTTCGAAGTCGGTTGCTACAATGTCGCAAGCGAGATCAGCAATGTGGCAACTGGAAATGGGCACGATTACATCACGCAAGCGCAAGGACAATTCGACGGCCTGCTCGGCGCAATACGGATCAATCGGGACGGGAAGACAGTTTATCAGGAAAGCCAACCTTCGATCGTAAGCAGGTGGCGCAGGCATGGATAGGCCTGGGCAATCTCCACTCTACTACCCTCGAGGTTGTACCCATCGGCCCATCGCCGCCCATATGGCAAGGCATCACAGAGGGCAGGCCATCCCATTCGGGTGTTCGCTCCGGCCAATGGTCTCTTGATGCCCAGTTTTTTATCTGCTTTCCAACGCCTTCAGCACGAGCTGCAAGCGTACTTTCAATGCTTCGCTGCTCGCTTGCATCGGAGCGCGCAGTTCGTCGCCGATCAAGCCTTCGAGGGCCAGGACGGTTTTCACCGGAGCAGGATTGGGTTCGATGAACAGGCTTTGAATCAGAGGCAGCAATTTGAAAAATGTCTTGCGGCTGGCGGCCAACTGGTTGTCGCGGATCTGCTGGTAAAGCTCGACAAAGTGTTCGGGATGCACATGGGCTGAAGCAGCAATTGCGCCCTTGGCGCCCAGGCACAAGGCGTTGAAGATCTGAATGTCTTCACCGCACAACACATCGACCTTGCCACTGGCCAGCAGCGCCAGGGTGTTGCTCAGATTGCCGCCACAGTCCTTGATTGCCACGATGCGCTCATGGGCAACGATATTCAGCAGGGTCGCCTGTCCGAAGGCCACGCCCGTGCGGTAAGGGATATCGTAGAGAATCAGCGGGACGCTCGAGGCATCGGCAACGGTCTTGAAAAACGCTTCCAGCCCCGCTTGGGAAGGTCGGATGTAATACGGCGGCGGCAC